TCTAAGTTGTCCATAATATAAAAACTGTGTTAAACTACTTTTATTGTAGCTTGACACAGTTTAGTTTACACTCTCAAAAAGATAAGACATTTTCAATAGTTACTAATATTTTATAGGTTTTAGTTTTTTTGGTTATAAGATTGTTTGGATAACAAAGGCGGTTACTCGTGAAGAGCAGCCGCCTTATTTTTTTTAGTACTTCTTGCCTCCGTGATGATACTCACGGGTCTCATTATAGCGCATCTTTAAATTAATGTGCTGTACAAGGTCGATACCTAGTGATTCTGCCCATTCAAAGGTAGCAACGATTATATCATTAAAATAAGCTTCACAGAGCAAAGGGTTATTTGATGTAGTAAAGTTTAAGATGCCTCTTGAAATGAAGTACGCATTAACTGTAAAATCTCTTGTTTCACAGAGTTCTACATTTTCTTCATCGGTTATATATTCCGTTCTACACTTCACGTTTTTCAACCCCATAAGGTCAAATAAACGAATGCAGATGTCTGCCAATTCACTCTCAACAGTTCCCTCAATATGTTCGCCGTAGAATTTTTCAACCAAACCTCCGTGATGGTCGTTAGCGATAACGCAATCAAGCCCACTTTTATCAAGGTCATCCATCCAACGCCCCTTGCGGTCAGCTTGAACGGCTTCCGTAACCTCTGTGCTAATCATCATAACCCAGTGTGCTGTAGGCTTCTTCTCTTCGTGCCATCCGTGTTTTACGGCATTGTTATAGGCACGTTCTACCCATTCTTTAACTTGTTTTCCTTCTATTACCATAATTATCTGTATTTATGTTTATTACACCAATCCCAACAAACTGTACCTTCTTCTTTATCACAGCAAAAACCTCCACCTAGAGCATCTTCATCTGTAAATGAAATACAATTACCGCAATATGGCTCTTCATTTTCTTTTTTCATGCAAATAACGTTTTATTGATTCATACAACAACTTATTTTCGTCTGTGAGCTTTCTAACCTCCTCTCGTAGTTGCTCTATTATGTGTATATACGACATTTCTTCAAGAGTTTTCATTTCATTAGCTCCAATGAGAATCCTTTCTTCGCAACGTGAACCGCCTTGCCCGTGGCTTTCGCTACCTCAGAAGAGAATAATACGGCATCGCCGTTGTTTGCACTCATGTGAATAAGCACTATCGCTTTCGTTTTTTCTAATTTATTCTCTTTTAAGCAGTTCAGACATCTTTCCAAGCTCATGTGAGTAGCTTTCGCTCTAATACCAACCTTCTTAGGAATAATGCCCTCTCTCACACTCTTATCAACTAATGAATCCATGTGATTGCATTCTATGAGGATATAGTCAAGCGGAAAAGATAGCTTATATTTGATATGATGGCTATCCGTGAGAAAAAGCATATCTCCCATATCGGGATGATAAATGATAAAGCCGCAAGGTTCTTTGGTGTCGTGAACAGTATCGAAAGCCTTTATAACGAAGTTACCAATACGAAACTCTTTAAGCATCGGTATGACATTGTAATGAAAATCATCTTCCTTTATCTTCTTTTCTTCCAAAGTACCTTTGGTTGCAAAGATATTGAAAGGTCGTGCATACTGACGAATAAACCCTGCGTGGTCGCCGTGACTATGAGTAATCAAGCAACCGACAACCTTTTTAAGATTTCCTCCAAGTACTTCTATGGCATCTTTTAAGGGCATTCCGCATTCTATGATAAGTGCTTCATCATCACTCTGTAGGATATACCCATTACCAGAGCTTCCACTACCTAATGTAACTAATTGCATATTCTATACCTTATTATATATAGGAGAGAGAGAATTCTCTCTCTCCTATCCGTCATTTTACTGCTGCTTAAACATATCAGGCATTTCCTGCTTACCCATCGGTTCTGCCTTAGGCTTTGTTTGAGCCGCATTTTCTTCGGTCTGAGCGGTTTTCTGCTCTTCGCTTGAGGAATTATTAGCAGCCTTATTTTCTTCCTTATTCTCGCCGTTATTCATATCGAGCGACTGAGTATTGGCTTGCTGTTCCTCTTGCTGCTGAGCTTGTGCGAGCTTCTCTTCGGCAGAAAGCTGTTCAACGTTATTAGCGGTAATCTCAGTATAATCGCCATCCTCCAAGTCTTCCTTAACAGCAAGACCGCAAGTAATCTCTGGGCAATAGGCGTTCTGAAATCTTGTAGCAGCACGATAACGAAGCATCTGCTCTGGGTCAGCTTGCCAGTTGCTACCTTTTTTATCATACCACCCTTTTATTTTTGCTTGGCGAATGGTGACAGTAGAGCCTTTAAGCACTTCGCCTTGCTTATCTATTGCATAAGCATAGCAGCCCCAATCGTCTTTTCCTTGCTCACTAACAAATTCATAGCGAAGAGGTGTTGCGAACAATCCACTTGCATTGATACAAGCAATAAGGAATTTAGCAGAGAAAGAAGGCATGCCATAAATTACCGACATATTTTGCATAATCATAAGTGGATTTGTGTGAATGCGCTGCGCTAAATCAATAGCAATCATTACATTACCTACGTTCCCTTTAAATGTATCAGGAATAATTGTGGACGCAGACAAAATCTGCGCCATTTTATAACCAGTATTAAAACTGTCTTGATTTGCGAACATATTAAGTCCGCTAACTTGTGGCTGTGAAACCACGATACCATTTTCTGCCATAATTTATATTTTATAAAGTTATTAAAGTGATTTAATCTCCAAAGGTTGACCGTAGATACATTGCAAGTAGATAATCTGCTGTTCAACGGGCACGATGTGTTCTGCTGATTCCTTGCGGTCAACGAACAAAGGTACGAAGATATTTGAAGCCTTAGATATACCGCTGATAATATCAACGCCCATATCAATAACAGTTCCATCATTCGTATTATCGTAGTCAATACCATCCTTATCAATAGCGGTACAGATTTCCTTCTCATCGTCATTGGTCTTATTCTGCTGATAGAACTTCCAACGAATGAGTGAAAAGTATGAATTTACCTTTTGCTCAACAAGATTAATCTTTGCCTTCTTGTAAGCTTTGATTTGGCTAATAACTTCACTACAATCAGCAATAATCTGAGATAACGCAACAGAGCGATTATTGAGCTTTTCTTTCTCTGTATCAATACGCTTGTTGGTCTCCTCACATGCGATTTTGTTAACTAACTCGTCACGTTGAGAAACAAGGGTCTTCTTTTTCTCCTTATTCTCTTCGATTGTAGCATCAACCTTCACAACAGGCTTAATTGCTTCAATATCGGCGAGGTCTTTATCAAAGACCACCTTTTCCGCAGCAGCTTCCCAAGTTTGGTTCTGCTTCTCTGTACGCTCGTTAATCAACTTCTGATACTCAGATTGGGCATTCTTTACCTTATCCTCATCTTGTGCCTTGGTAATCTGCTCATAGGTATTAATATTACCTTTGAGGACATTCATCTGTTGCTTAATCTGAGCAGCCTCATTCTGTATTTTCGTGAGTTCATCAGACTTATTCTTATTGAACTCGGCAACGGCGTTATCATACTCCTTTTCCTTCATTTCGTCCGTATAAGGACGACCACAAACTGGACAAACATCTGTTTGCTTATGGTTAAATTTCTTTTCGTTAGCATCATTCCACTCTTTAATCTTGTTATTGAAATTAATGGTGACCTCTGCCAAGGAAACCTTGTATTTTGTATTAGTCTCCATATTTGTATTATATGCAGATTTAGCGTCATTGATTTTCGTTGAAGCCGTAGAAATCTTCTTCGTAAGCTCATCAATCGCCTTAATCTTAGCATCTTGCCATACCTTCTGTGCATTTGCAACCTTTACGTTATGCGCTTGCAACTTATTGAGGTACTCTTCCATAGCAGGGTCTTTCTCAGTCGTTCCCTCCAATGCCGCATCTATAGCAGCAATATCAGCATCAATTTTTGCCTTCTGTGCTTTGAGAGCAGTAAAATCGACATCAACTCTAAGAGCCTCTTGTGCCTGAACCTTTGCTGGTATTAAATCCAACTCCTCTTCCGCTTTCTTCTTTGTTGCCTTCTGCTGTGTAAGCATATCGGAGAGTTCTTTCTTCTCTTCAATTACGCCCTTATACACCATAGGATAAGGCTTCATCAATTCTTCTTCATTGATTTTGCCAGCCAACGACATAAGCATTTTTCTTCTGTCATCAACCTTATAAGACATAAAGATATTGATGTTAGACAGAACGAGCCATCTTTTGAGCGAACAAAGTTCTTCGAGCTTGGCGTTAAAATCTTTCTGTGAAAGAGGAACATCATTAATAAGTCGCTCTTGTGTAGTACTTTGCAACTTTTCATCTGCTGTACCCTTATTATCCCAATTCTCAGTAAGGATACGCTGTACCTTAACCTCTCGCTCATCATTATAGTTAAGTACTACAGTGACAGAGGTTTCAAGATGATGAATAACATCATTATTAATATCAAGAGGTTGTACGGTAGCATTCTTCTTGCTGATAACGCCGAAGATTGCCCAAAGATAGGCATCATAGATAGTTGTCTTACCTACCTTATTTGCGCCACTAATAACCATATTGTGGCTAAAATTAATTTCTTGACTCCGAATCTTCTTGAAGTTCTGTAAAGTCATTGATTTGATTTCAATTTTCATTGTTGTTTTTATTAACGTTAAACGATTTGTATTCATTTCCAGCCCTAGAACCCATAAGCTTAATAGTCAATTCCTTGCGTATCTTATTACAGATAGCATTAACGGTATCAATATCAGCCTTTACGTTCTTTTTTCGCTCCTTATTAGCATCGGATTCCATCTGTGATAACATCTGTGCTCTTTCGGAATCGAACTTCTGTAATGCCTCCATAAGGTTCTGAGGATTGATAGTATTACCCACATATATCTTTCCGTAGCCCCCACCTATTAATGATTCAAAAAAATAGGTAAGTTCGCTTGGTGATAGATAATAATAGATATTTCTAATGCGTCTTGCCATAAAGACAACTTGAAGACTATTCACTGAGTTACCAGCACCAAGAAGTCTAAAAGTGTCTAATAATTGGGCTTTCACCCATTGTAACGCAAGACCTTCTTCATATATCTTATCTATATCAATCAAAGAATTTGTATCTTCGATTGCGGAAGCTAAAGAAAGAATAGGCTTTTTACGTTCACTTATCAAAGGATAATGGGCTTTTGTCCAATCCTCAATATTAATCGGCGTTAAAGACCGCTGCTGCTGTTCTTGCGAAATTAAGCTCTGTTCGCTGCTGTTGTTGCTGTACTTCGTCATACTCAGAATATATTTCATCCTCCCAAGCACGGGAATTAAGATAGGTAAGAGGGTGTTTTTGATATACTTTCTGAGTGATTGATGCAACATATCGTGGCGTAGCAGCCATGCAAGCGGCTCTATCCTTCTTAGTCATGTGCATCCACTTTTTTAAGCATTTCTGCTTGCCGACACACTTACCATACATCTTCCACCATTTTTCAAACTCTTCATTTATGACAGAGATAGATTGCGGTGGAGTAATCTCATAACCTTGGGATTCTAATAATGTGATTGCTTCTTGTATCTCCTTTTCCATATTTACACCTTATTATATATTATATATACTCGCCACCCCAAAATCGAGTAATCTCTGACCCTGCGATGGCTACTTGCCCATTTGGTCTTATTGTTCGGCTAAGGAATCCACCTTTAATATATCGGTAGATAGTTGTCACACTAACACCAAGCTTTTCAGCAGTCTCCTTTATAGAATATCTGCCTTTTGGCTTCACATCAGGCGGTTCGTTTATCATCGTTGCCTCCTTTCTCTTTATTGCGTTTGAGAATCCCATAGATGCTAGCCTCACACGCATATTTGAAGTCACTCATTGTACGCCGCACAGCCTCAGACTTCTTGAAACCCTGCTTCATGTAGTTCTCTACAGATTGAACTACTAAGCTTTCTTTCTCTTTTTGAGATTTAATAACCATATTTAACTAAAAATTTATATAGAAATTAATATAAAATCACTATCTTTGCAACCGAAATATATCGGTGCTTTGTAATTACACCGCAAAATTAATAAAAAAATTCGAGAAACTATTATTTTCTATTAGTATTTTAATAATAATTAATATAAAACGTATGAGTACACTATTGGAAAGAGCAAAAAAGGTAGCTGAGCATAAGGGAATGTCAATGGCTCAATTCCAGGAGAAGATTGGTGTGAGCATCAGTCATTTCTACAATACAGATAAATTATCATTGAAAACAAAAAGAGCCGTCTCGGAGGTATTCCCTGACATTAATGCCGATTGGCTAGAGACTGGTGAGGGTTTTATGACCAACACCGATAAGCTACAAGAGGAAGGCAAGTTCTATAAAGTACCGCTTCTTCCTGTTGCTGCGCAAGGTGGCACTCCAAATAATTTTGAGTATCAGATAAAGCAACACGATTGCGAAATGATGATTTCTCCTATTGAGAATATTTCGATGGCAATCACAGTTACGGGCGATAGTATGTCGCCTGAGTACCCAAGCGGAAGCAAGGTGCTTGTGCAGAAGATAAATGAGAAAGCTTTCATCGAATGGGGCAACACTTATGTCCTAGATACCGTCAATGGTGCTATCATTAAGAATGTATTCCAAGCAAAGGGTGATGATACGAAGGTTATATGCCGCTCCGTAAACCCTAATTTTGCAGACTTCACTGTTGATGTTTCTGATATTAGAGGATGGTACAGAGTGCGCTGTTGTATCACCATAAAGTAACGTTAAAAAACGTAAAACGTGCAAATTCCGTGCAAACCGACTAAAACGAAAAGCATAAGTATTTGAATATCAGTGCAAAAGAAAGAACATACTGCATATTGTTAGAATATGCAAATAATTTAGTACTTATATTTAAAAATTTCGTACTTTTGCAGTCGCAATGAGAAAAAAGTTATATTTATACGCATTTTATGCTCTTATTTTACTGGGAAGTTGCGAAGAAAAGAAACCGCAACAAGAGCTCACGCCGTGGGGAACTCCTATAGGCGAAGTGGAGGGCATGTCTGATGGCGAAGAAGGGGCGGCTGACGAATCAGCCAACAAGAATAAAAGACAGAAGGGCTTCTCGCTGGAGGACATTCAGGAAAACGGTGAGCTGATCATGCTTACCGTGAACGGTCCTACTACCTATTATGATTATCACAACCACGGCATGGGTCTGCAATATCTCCTTTGTGAGAAGTTTGCCCAGCAGATTGGTGTGTCGCTGCGCGTGGAGGAATGTAAGGATACCACAGAGATGATCCAAAAGCTGACCAAGGGCGAAGGTGACATCATCGCCGTTCCCCTATCCAGGAAGCAGACCAAGGGAGACCTGCTCTTCTGTGGTGTGACACCCGACAGTACCCGCACACAATGGGCTGTGGTAGGCGGCAACAAGAGTCTTGCCGATACACTGAACGGATGGTTCAAACCGAAGATGATAGCCGAAACGAAGAAGGAGGAAAACTGGCTGCTTTCTTCTGCCAGCGTTACCCGACATGTCTATTCTCCGTTCCTGAACCGTTCCAAGGGTGTCATCTCCCGTTACGACCATCTCTTCCAGCGATACAGCGGTACAGCAAGAATGGACTGGCGCCTGATGGCTGCCCAGTGTTACCAGGAAAGTTGCTTCGACCCGAATGCAAAGTCATGGGCAGGTGCATGCGGACTGATGCAGATCATGCCTTCTACGGCAGACCATCTGGGATTGCCGATGAGTGCGATACATGATGCCGAATCGAATGTGGCAGCAGCAGCCAAGTATATGGCTGAGTTGCAGGGCCATTTCTCTGACATCGGAGATCCTACACAGCGAGTTCTCTTCGCCCTGGCTGCATACAATGGCGGTTTCCATCATATCCGTGATGCGATGAACCTGACCAGAAAGCATGGTGGCAATCCTTATAACTGGGGACACGTAAGAGAATATGTCCTGCGCCTGGCACAGCCGGCTTATTACCGTGATCCGGTTGTGAAATATGGTTTCATGCGTGGTACGGAGACTGCCGACTATGTGGACAGAATCAGAGCACGCTGGAGTGAATACTGCGGTGGCGCCAGCTTCCACGACAGTTATCGTGGTGGCAGCAGAGGCATCGGTGGCGGTGCCTTCCATGGTGCACCGATGAAATCGAAAAGACATTATCAGGGTAAATACCATATATAACATAAAAGGCTTCTGCGTATGTATTCGCAGAAGCCTTTTTGTATCTATGAATATAAAATAATTACTTACCCAAAACCTCATCCAGCAAGGTGTAGAATGCAGGATCCTCACCCACGATGGTCTTCACAATCTTGCCGTCAGGACCGATGACAATCTTAGTTGGGAAACCCTGGACAGCATACTTGTCGAGTACATCGCTACCCTTTGGATTATAGACGTGAATCCATGGCAACTGATGCTTCTCAACGGCAGCCTTCCACTTAGCCTCGGTATCATTGCAGTCAACACCCAGGATTTCGAACTTACCCTTGTACTTCTCGTAGTACTCCTTCATCTTAGGCATACCCTTGATACACCAGATACACCAGGAACCCCAGAAGTCGATGACTACATACTTGCCACGAAGACTGGAAAGAGAGAATGGCTTGCCGTTGATATCATTCAAGGTAAAATCAGGAGCCTCTACACCGGAAGCCTGAACCACTTTAGCCTTCTCCTCCATCTCAGCGCGCTTCTTGGCACTTTCGAAGATAGGCTCATAGTATGCCTTCATTCTACCGTTCTTGACGTTATCCGCCATCAGACTGATCAAAGTCTCCTTGTACTTGACATCATCCAGCTTGTCGATGAGAAGAGCGATACATTCCTGATCAGAATGCTGCTTGGCATAAGCAAGAAGGTCGTCAGCATACTTCTTCCGCAAAGGTTCCATACGCTCATCTACAACTTTTTCGATAGAATCGCGGTTGCTGTCATTCACATTGTCAGAATACCATTTCCAGAGCGCTTTGATATCCTTGTAAGCCTGACCTATATACTCATCCATCAATTCCTGTTCCTGATAGAATTTACCTCCCTTGATATCGACACCCTCAGTGAAGTTACCCTTCATCTCAATAGTCTCACCCGGAATGGCAAAGACACGGTTAGCCTTAAATACTCCACTCTTGATGACCTTCAGGTCACAGAGATAAACCCATTGAGGCTTATCAAAGTTCTTGGAGTACACAAACTTCTTTTTCTTAACCTCGATGTTTTCCGTCTTTCTTCCAATCATAGCTACCAGAGAATCCGGCAACCC